TCATTTATTGTTTTCAAGGTTCTCTCCGATTTGTTGGAGCAGTCTAAAAGCTCCAGCCATCTTATAGTTACCCAAACATTGTTTAGCCTGCATGATGCAACTTTCAACAGTAAGTTTCAAATTTGGTGTGAAAGCGAATTTATTTATCTGCATTTCCTTAGGAAGTTCATTGGCATGATTATTGAGCCATACGATCATTTCATTTAATTTCTCTTCGGAATAAGATTTCTTTTTCACCATGATACATAAATTCATGTCAACTGTGTACAAAAATAAAAGAACATATAATTCACGCGCTATCTTTTAACAAAAATATTGTTGAAATAAAACCGCTCCCACTTATCACAAGCCGGAACGGTTCAGATTAGTTACGTTTTGACAATCTACTTTATTCTTCAAGAACAAAACAATGACGAATTTGTTCAAAAGGATTTGCCTATTTCTAAAAATATTTTTTGTCACATTATTGCGTATTACAATAGATCCCCAAAACAAGGAGTAATTTTTGTTATGAAATTGGCTTCTACCCCACAATACAAGGCAAAAATACATAAAATTCTATTCTCTTCAGTTGATTGTGTAATCCAATTGGGAAATTGTATTTAAACAAATACCCCGACTCATCACGAGCCGGGGCAGTCCAATTTATAAATTTAAAGTCTTATGATGAAGATTGTCTGTTGCGCCAATGTTTTACTATCAGCACAACGACAAACAAAACAGTTACACAAACACAGGTAAAGCCTTTTTGTTTAAGCAAAGTGGATTCTTTTTTATCCTTTATGATTCTGACCGTTTTTCCTCATGTGGATATCGGAAGTGGTTTCCTTGTCGGCTTTCACCTCCGTACAGTCTTTGGTTGTAGTTTCCTTCTTTCTATTCTTGCTGAAATCACCTTCTACGTGACCGTCAGCCAGTAACAAAACTTTCCTGGTCGGGCTGTCAGACGGTTTTCTTGTACCATAAATCCGAAAATTAATCACGTAGTTGCCATTGGTTGCAATCAGTTCATTCAAAGAGATGATAGAGCCATATACGATGTTGACCGACTTACGAGTGCTGTCCTTTCTACACTCTTGGCAGTACACTGGACTATACGCTTTTCCAACCAGTCAACCTGCTTCCGCTCGTTCTCATTCTCCACCGAATCGGCAGACGCATTCTCCTTCCGTGCGTTTTGCGGTTTACACAGAATATGAATCCCAGCGGACAGCTTCCAATCCCTTAAAGCCCCAGTTATAGCCAACCAGTCATTTAATTCCATTCTGCCTATTGTTTATCTGATTGATTATAAAATACACACTTAAAAATCCTATCCGCTTGCACCATCGCTGCCAAAACACTAAAATCCATTGTCACGATATGTCAATAAAAAAGACTCTGCAAAATAAGAATAAAAAACGATTTACCAAAGAAGAATATAAATATATTGAATCGGTCTGGAATGTAAAAAATTATATTACAGGCCAGCATCATTTTTTAGTTAATTTTGCACCAATTATTTAATAAATATCTGATAACATTAGTTTAAAAAGCGTTATGTTCGTCTTGTAAATCGGGATATATGGATTCTCCAAATGAGAAGGGATAGTATGATTTTTCTTACATCATAAAGTAAATCTGACGGCATCACACCTCATATCGGCGAGAACGGTAATTGGTGGATAGGTATGACTGATACAAAAATAAAGGCGCAAGGAGCCAAAGGGGACGATGCCATTGCCCCCCAAGTTCAAATCAACGCCACGACAAATGAATGGGAAATCTCAACGGATGGCGGCAAAAACTGGAAATCGACAGGGATTAAGGCGACCGGGGAGAAAGGCGACAGAGGTGATGCGGTATTTGCGGAAAACGGAGTGGACTACACAAGTGATCCTGATAATGTCATATTCACTCTGGCTGACGGAAAGACCAAGCTGACCGTACCACGTACCAAAATATTATCTGTCAAGTTCAAGGATGGTTGCGATATTTTCTCGGTAACTTCCGTTAGTAATACAATTGATATTGAATTTATTGGTTTGACAACAGAAAATTATAAGGCTTTGGTTGCGGAATTGAGAAGCGAGGACGGTACTACAGATATAGAGATTGTGCCCCGTGCTGAAAATAAGGATGTGGAAATTAAGGAACCTGTATTTACGGATGGGAAATGTACCGGAACGACAGTCAAAATCAACAAGAAAGGAATAAGTGGAGAAAAGGCCGTTCTGAAAGTGACTCTTATAGATAACAACGGGCAGGAAATTTCAGTTTCCCGTATCGTGAAATTCTTTGGTGCGGGTGTTCTTGATGAAGCCGCCCAGAACGGAGGTAGCTTTATATTGTCTGATGACATTATTCTGGAGAAACCGGTTGAGGTGGCAAAAGGGAAGGAACTTGTATTGGATCTAAACGGTAAAACCATCTCTAATTTCTGAACGGATAAGCATCCGCGTGCATATATCCCTGGTTGATTGCCTCATTGACCAAGATACGGAGCTGTTTCATGTGCTTGGCTATCGTATTGTCCGCATTGCCCTTTTCCCTTAAGTATTGCTCAAAATCACGAAGGAATGTATAGGTAATATCCTTGAAGTCCAATCCGGAACGGAAGTCATTCAAGACCGCCAGTGTAGAGTGCAGGTTGTCCTTGGTGGACTGCTTCTTGTCCGAATTGTCAATGGCTGATTTGGCGAAAGTGGAGAAGCTGATATTCACGGCACTTTTCTTCTTGACAGCATCCTTCAGCAGTGAGAGTGTGGCAGGTATTCCGCGCTTCCAATACCCCAATTCTATGCCTTGCAGATACAGGATGTATTCATAGAGCATTGCGTTGAGTTCGTTAGATTGGTGGTGGTTAATGACTTGTGCCCCCTCACGGCTCCAGCACTCCGGTTTGAGGTAAACATTGGTCTTCAGGTAGATTTTCCTTTGGTTCAAATAGGCTTCAACCTGTACAAGAGCCGTGCCCTGCCTGTTAAGTGTGTTCTGGCGGTTATATACAAGACGGTATCTGATTTTATCCATTTTTCCGCAAAGGTGCGAAAAGATTAATGGAAGAAAGGTATCAATGTGGAACATTTCCACATCATCCCACACTATATGAGGATTTTTTCCATTTCACATATAATTAGTAAAATATTAACCAACTGATAATCAGATTAGTTATTCTTTTGGCATAAAAATTGTCCTATCATTATCGTAAAACAATAACCATTAAAAATATAAGATTATGAAAAAATCTTTTGTTGCAGTAGCATTGGTAATGGGATTAGGAACAACAGTGGCATTTGCCGAAAATTTGACCTCAGGTGTTGAAACAGTCATGGCAGTAAATGACTTCACCCCTATTGAAGTGAAAGACCTTCCGGCAGCGGTAACGGAAGCAATCGCCAAAAATTTTGCGGAATCAACCGTCAAGGAAGCGGCGGTGGAAGCGGCAGAGGATGGCAGCAAGACCTATCAGGTTGTTCTGACAGACAAGGAAGGAACTGAAAGTACGGTGTTCTTCAATGAAAAAGGTGAAATACTGAAATAATATATTTTGCGTCTCTTTGAATAAAGAATAGCCTCTACCTTTACAAGCAGAGGCTATTCTTATAACAAAAAGATACATAAAAAGACGGGATTCACCAATCCTGCCTTTTTCAATACAAACTGCTTTACTTATCAAGATGCCTTACAACATCCCAGTTTAATGAATCTAAAAATAAAAACACATTCAGTTATTTGTGATAGCAAAGCTATAACAAATATTTTAAAGAAAAATCTTATGCATAAAAAATGCACAGAATAAACTATATATAGACCAACATACAACACATTTAAAACAATATTGTAATACAGGGTCATTGACACAAACATTCTGAAAGAACAAAAGAAAGACGCATGACTGATAGCCAATCCGAAAGAGTATGTTATTGAGGTTATCAAAAAAAACTAAAAGAAATTTAGTTAAAGTCCTATTACTGAAAACAACGTAACAGATTATTCCTTAAATTTGCTTATATATAAACTTTAAATATAATGACACATGAAAACGATTGCAATTCTAATTACTTTACTTTTAATAATTAATATAAACATTTATCAAGGTAATTCAACTGAAGTTTTAGCAAGTAACGAAAGCGGTATCTTTCAATATTAGGATCTAGAGAAGAAAAAATGTCTTAGCAATGGACATAAAAGTATATCGTTTCATTAACTCTCATGCAATGACTCAGATTATTTTTTTATCAAAAACCTTTTGTAATGATTTTATAAAATACATTTTTAATAATATTAATTCTAACCATGAAAAGTATTTCCATTTTACGCCTAACCGCAATCCTTTTGTGCAGCATGCACCTATTGGGATCCGCCTCACTTCAAGCCCAAATGAACAAATGGGTAAACTATAGCCCGGATTTGACCACCGTACTGAAAAATCCTGCCATGGGATGGATGATGTACGAAGAAGGCTGATCTTTTCAGGGAACACGCCACAATAAAAGCAACATCTATACTCCCGAAGTTTTTTGGAAACAGATGGAAGAATGCAAAGCAGCTGATTATTCCAATATTCTGTACATCAGAATGCTGTGGAAAGATTTGGAACCCGAGGAGGGCAAATATGCATGGATTTACAATGAACGGTATAAATGGTATATACAAAAAGCCAAAGACAAAGGGCTTAAACTGGCCTTCAGGGTGTTCTTTCATGGTGTAGACGGAGTACCGTCCTATGTGTACGAAGCCGGAGCCACAGAAAGCCCAATAGACGATGAAGGCAAAACCCAGCCTTATTATGATAATCCAGTATTCCTTGAAAAGCTGGACAAGTTCATAGAGGCTTTTGCAAAGGAATATGACAATCCGGATGAGGTAGATTATATTGATGCATATGGATTGGGAAGATGGGGAGAAGGACATGGACTGGTACTCGAAAAGCAAGATAATCTGGAAAGCGTTATCCGACAGATAACCGAATCGTATGCAAGACACTTCAAAAAAGTGCTTACGGTAATGAATCTTTCGCAGAGCGACTACAGGTTTTCCAAGCCGCTAGTATATGACAAGCTGGGGTTTCTTCCTCGCAGGGATGGTATAGGCAGTTTTTGGTTTTCTAATGAAGAACGTGCGATGGTGCATGACGAACTTTTCCCAAAAAGAGCTCTTATTGGTGAGGGATGCTGGTGGTTTAACGCACAAGATGGTGATAACTCAAAATACAAGCATTTCCAAGGAGACAAACGTTTTGCCATGAACGATTTCAAAGAAGCTTTTACCGTTTCTGTGACTGATGCTTTGGACAGCCATTGTAACACGCTGGATTTGCGTATGCCTTTACAGTGCAAATTCTGGATAGAAGAGCTGCCGGACCAAGTTCAGCGTTTTATAACTTTAGGCGGTTATCGTCTTTATCCGGACTATATAAAGGTGGAGCAAGACCACAAAACGTTGACTTTGTTTCATTCATGGAAAAACTATGGTGTGGGTGTATTGCCTAATAATCATCCCAATTGGAATTATAAATATCAGGTTAGTTTTGTTTTGATGAATGAAAAAAAGGAAATTGTATTTCTTTATACAGAACCGGAAGCAGAACCTTCCGAATGGTTGAAGGGAATATCATACAATTATTTGAGTCGGTTTAATATTCCGGCAGAATTGCAGGGAAAGTATACCTTATGTGTCGGCTTGACTGACAAGACAAAAAATAACGAAGCGGCTATTGATCTGGCTGTGTCTGGGAATTTAAAAATAGGGAAATGGATATTTGTGGTTGAACTGGAGTTGTAATGTGTGTACTTGGCATTTTTGCACCAATTAATAAAGAAGCTTCTGACTGATTATCAAAAAATAAGGACTTTCTCTATATCTGTACCCAGTAAATCCAATATGTTTAGGGATATTCTTTCAATAGTACAAAATTATACAACCTATTCAAGTTAAATTATTGCTAATCAGTTAGTTTTTGTATCTTTGGATATCCCTCAAAAAAGAAAATTAAGAATATAAATTAGTGGAAAATAAAAGTGCAATTCTGATTATTGATGGATTGCACTTTTTATTACTTTTCTAAAGACATTGTTTCTTCACATATAATTTGAGATTATGAAAATAACGTTTTCATATTTCTCCTGTCTTTTCATTATCGGATGTACACATCAATCCAACCAAGGAAAATCGTTATAGAAAGCAGCAATGCAGATGCAATTCGTGTAAGTGCCGATACTTTAGCGTATGAATATACTGCATGGGCCTTTATAAACAAATCTGTTCCCATATTTCTCATTAGCCATATACTGCTCAATCAATTTACATAATGATGTTCAAACCACCTGTATTCATCTTCCTCAAATAGTGCTAAAAAAGAGAATTCTGATAGCCAACTACCTGACTATCAGAATTCTCTTTGGAGCGGCAAACGGGATTCGAACCCGCGACCCTCAGCTTGGGAAGCTTATTAAAGTATTTCATAATCATATATTAATCAATGTTTTATATATTATATAATAATTATTTGCACCATATTTGCCCGAACAAGAAAAAAAATTATAAAAAATACCGAGAACTAATCATTTATACAATTGTTTTTTTTAAAGTTGCCACTTTTATATTTTTTCAATGAAGAAACAGCCTGATTTGCTTATTAAATAATTAAAGATATCATTTATTGTTTTCAAGGTTCTCTCTGATTTGTTGGAGCATCCGGAAAGCTCCGGCCATCTTATAGTTGCCCAGACATTGCTTAGCCTGCATGATACAACTTTCAACAGTAAGTTTCAAATTTGGTGTGAAAGCTGCTTTGTTAATCTGCATTTCTTTGGGGAGTTCATCAGCATGGTTGTTGAACCATACGATCATTTCATTCAATTCCTCTTCGGAATAAGATTCTTTTTTTTCAGCCATGATACATAAGTTGATGTTAATAGTGTGCAAAGATAAAGGAACATATAATTCATGGGTTATCTTTTAATAGAAATGTTATCAAAATAAAACCGTCCCTACTTATCACAAGCCGGAGCGGTTCAGATTAGTTATGTTTTGACAATCTACTTTATTTTTCAAGAACAAAACAATAAAGAGTTTGTTCAAATGGATTTGCCTATTTATAAAAATATTTGTTGTCACGTTATTACGTATTACAAAAAATGAGGGGCATCGTGCATTACGACACCCCTCCCAAACTTTTATTATGAGATTGGCTTCTACTCCAAAATCACAGGCCAAAGATACGCAAAATCCTATTGGAAAATTGTATTTTTTGCTATATAATTTTCGATAACAATTGTATAAAAAACACCCCGACTCATCACGAGCCAGAGTATTCAACTTATGAATTTCAAGTTTTATTATAAGGAATCATTATTACGCCAATGTTTTTTTCGCCAACAGCGCAACAATAATCAGTACGGTTACACAAACACAGGCAAAACCGAATTGTTCATGGAAATAAAAAAAAACTTCCCGACTTATCACAAGCAGGGAAGTCTTAATCATAAATTTCAAGTCTTATTATAAGAAATCGTTTCCACGTTGTCGCCTGACCGCTGTCAGTACGATAACAACAAGAATTGCCACACTAACACATGCCAGAACTATTTGTTCAAGCAAATTGGATTTTCTTTTATCCTTCGTCGTTTCGGTATGACCTTTCTCATGGATATTAGAAGAACATTTCTTGTCGGTTTTGAGTTTTATAGCATCGGTTATAACCGTTTTCTTGTCTTTTGCCTGATTGAAACTTCCCTCTATTTGCCCGTCCGCCAATAACGGAGGTTTCCCGGTCAGGCTGTCAGGCGGTTTTCGGGTATCATAGATACGGAAATCAATCACATAGTTACCATTAGTGGTAATGAGTTCGCTCAAAGAGATGCTTGATCCGTGTACGATGTTGACAGATTCACGTGTACTATCCTTCATTATAATCTCTGTGTTGGATTTGACAGCCTTATGCGAGCTGCCACAGGCAAACAGCAGGAACAGACACATGAAAGGAGCCAGCAATATATGCCGGCTTACCCAGTTCATAACCTTATTATATAACCACATCATAAAATCTGCATGATGATTGAAGCGGCCACAGCGACAGTAATTCCAATTCTCCATGCCCATTCAAGGCGAGAGTTTTTAACCGTTTCACTCGTGATAATGAGTCTGGCACGCAAGTTATCAGTATCTTTCACAAAAAATCCTGGTTCTTTTTCCATAGTTGCAGTTTTTAGAGTTTCAAAACTTGCATCCTGTTATTTCCGTCAGCCCGATAACTGACGTGCACCCAAGCGAAGTTAGACTCGTCAATCAACTGGTCATAGGGTAGGTTCTTTCGGATATACTCAAACAACAGCTTGTTTTGCTGTCTGTCTCCAGTGTCAATATCAGCAGCTTCCCCCTTCATGTGCTGCGAGGTCTTGCTTCCCTTGACGGCCGCATTAAGTTCCGGACAGCGATAACCACTGTTTACTGTTATAGGCTTTCCCCACCATGTGCGTAACGGGTCCAGTACGTTGTCCACCAAGGCAGTCAGAGCAGTCACATGCTCCTGTCTGCATCTGTTATTGATACCCAAGCGGTCAGCAGTCGTTGACTTGCAGAGTTCCGCAATCGTAAAAAACTTCATTTCTTATCCTCCTTTTTATTTTCGTTGTCAAATAGTATCTGAGCCATGATCTTGGCAATATCATCCTTGTTCTCGATGATCACACTCATTGTCTTTTCTGCTTTGCGCAACTCCGCTTTCTCCCATGATTTTTCACGAACTGATTTAAACTCACAGAAAATGCAGTAACCCGTCCAAATCATTGAAAAAACAGGAAAGGGGATAACCACACAGCATAACAGATCAATGAAGCACAACTCTATAAATGGAGTGAAATACTTCTTCGCCTTGATGGCTGTTTTCTTATACCCCGTGGATGTTCTTGCCTCCCCGCGTTGTTTGGCCTTCATTATTCCTGAGACCAGATCCACGAACATTGCGCCGATAGTGGCTGCGATACACAAGGCTATCAGTACAATGTGTATCATCATGTGCTCGTTGATAAAATTGTAAATTACGTCTTTCATTACTTTGTCTTGATTATAAAATATATTGTTCCAAAGATATGTCTATTTACTTGCGTTATTGTTGCAGAATTACTTAAATCCATTGCCACGATATGACAATAAAAAAGAGCCTGATGACAATATTTATTGCCATCAAGCTCCTGGTTACACTGCAAAGATAGTGAAAACTATTCCATATTCAATCCATATTGAAAAAAATAATCAGGAGCAATATTTCGATTATCCGAAGAATTTAAAGAGTCACAATATTAATAGAAAACAAATAGGATTCATGAAATCTACCGGTTGTCTATAAAATCAGATGTTCTCAAGCCTTTATCGGGAAACATCTTTACTTTTTTCCTTTTCCTTTGAACATTTTTCAAGTCACGCACAATGGTGCTGGAAAGTACCTCCGAATAAATCTGTGTGGTCTTTACGGAAGTATGTCCGAGCAGCTTCTGGACTGTTGTAATCGCAACTCCCTGATGAACCAGCAGGGTGGCACAGGTATGACGGCTCACATGGTAGGTTATCCGCTTTTTGATACCACATAACTCGGCCAGCTTTCGAAGCTGCTTATTCACTTCCGAGTTACAAGGCAAAGCGGCAAAACTTCCGATATCCGGATAGCGGTCAAGAATGCCCAATGCCCTGCTTTCAAACAGCAGATGTAACGGCAGACGGATTTCCACCCCTGTCTTGACGGATTTGAAGTACAGCCACCGCTTGCCGTTTATCCTAATGAAATTCTCAGGTGTGAGCTGGCAGAAGTCAGAATAGCGCAATCCGGTATAACAGCAGAACAGGAAGGCATCGAGCACATGGCGCATGGATTCCTCTTCCACCTCGACCGTTTCCAGCTTCTTCAGCTCGTCCGGGGTAAGAAACTCATGTCTGCCTTTCTCCTGTTTGATTTTGTACTTTCTGAACGGATAAGCATCCGCGTGCATATATCCCTGGTTGATTGCCTCATTGACCAAGGTACGGAGCTGTCTCATGTGCTTGGCTATCGTATTGACCGCATTGCCCTTTTCTCTCAAGTATTGCTCAAAATCACGAAGGAATGTATAGGTAAGATCCTTGAAGTCCAATCCGGAACGGAAATCATGCAGGACCGCCAGTGTCGAGTGCAGGTTGTCCTTGGTGGACTGCTTCTTGTCCGAATTGTCAATGGCTGATTTGGCGAAAGTGGAGAAGCTGATATTCACGGCACTTTTCTTCTTGACAGCATCCTTCAGTAGTGAGAGTGTGGCAGGTATTCCGCGCTTCCAATACCCCAACTCTATGCCTTGCAGATACAGGATGTATTCATAGAGCATTGCGTTGAGTTCGTTAGATTGGGGGTGGTTTATGACTTGTGCCCC